CTGTCATTACAACAACCTTCTTTACTTTCATTAACTACTCCAATCCCTTACGGGTTGAATTTCTATCCCGAATAATGTCGGCCTTTTCTTTTGTATCCCGCTAGTTACGGCTGTGTTTTAAAGGGGATCAGAACACTACATAACGTGTTTAGCCCAATCTCCGTTCGGAAGCCTCTCACGAACCTCTACAGGTTCGTAAAAGGTTTTATCTCTAACGAATGTGAGACCGTGGTCCTCGGCCCAATTATAAGCCTCAGCCTGCTCGATCAATCGAAGCACATTAGGAGGGTCGGTGAACGTCGTCCACCTTCCATTCTTTACTCTCCTTGTTTGTGGCGCGCATTGTATTATTTCCCTTTCCACTTTCTTGACGATTTTGTGGAAGGATGGGTACTTTGCATGCGATTCTGACCAATTAAGAATATCTTTCAGCGCATAGACACGAGCGCCGTATTCTTTTAGCCAATCGGTTCTTACGAATCCAGTAACCGAGACGCCTGGCAGATTTTCTGGCGTATCTAACGCCATCACGGTCTTTCCCCTTCCCCGATATATTAGACCTATCGGACGCTCCTCCTCCAGCCACGACGTGATGTCAACACCACGAGAACGGATCGCGAAGAGATATCTCTTTGCCCACCGGACATCCCCAACTATCGGATTACCCAACCCTCCGAAAGCCCTAGGAACATCACCCAACAGCATATGACCTAATCCTATTCTCCTCGCATTGAGAATGGGAGAGCGAAGCTGATCTATCCACTGGTTCTGTGGATTCTTCAGCCTCTCGGACAGGTTAAAGCAGAGGGCAGGACTAACGAAAGGAACAGGCTTATCCAGCTTGAAAAGCTGAGAATTGGCCGTCCAGTAGACGTTATTGACTGGAGATTTCGTCATCTCCGCTACTCCGGAAGTAGCCTCAACAGCCGATTGCCAACACCCCGCAATCTGCACCCCCCGAGTTATGAAGTCGTCACCATTGACGCCGAATCTATCCTCATTCATGATCTCCTTCTTGAACTGTCGCTCATTCATCTTAAGGAATCTCTCCGTTTCTCCGAGAGTTTCGATGGCGATAGTGATGGTAATCATGCAGAGGATTGGAAAGGAGATATCGGCGCCTAGGTTTTGACCACGCTTCTGAATCCCGTCCACGACCCAATTGAGAAACTCATCAAGGTGTCCGAATTCCGCATGTGTCACTCCACTCTTGATCTCGACCACATCCTCATCAGATAGCCCAATTAAGGGGGCCATAGTATCGATGACAGCATCACAGAAGTCGCTACTGAACAAAGTGGTAGCCTTCATGAGATCGCCAGATACAAAGTCTGATTCCGGATCGGGAGCACAGTGGCGAAAGAAAACCTCGTTTACCCAGTCTACAATTTCCCGACCAGCAATCATACACTTCAACTTTCTTAACTTGTTGAAGAGAAATGAATTGAGCCAGGAAAACACCTCTTGGAACACAGAGGCGATCGTAATGGGACGAAGTTTGCCACCAGTGAGAGTAGCGGTAGCACGGAC